TCATCAACCTGAGAAACCAAGGCTTCAAAAGCGGTAGCTTCTTCGGGTGTTAGTTCTCGTTTTTCGGTGGTGCCGTGAGCGTGAATCGCACGGGCTTCGGCAAGTTTTGCGGTGCGCTGGTTGCGCAAGGTTTCAATTTCGGTCATTGGATTTCTTCCTAATATTTGCGGTATTAGGGCAGTGCATCAGTCTCGGTGAGAGACATAAAAAAACGCACAGGCCCCTAGTTCGGGAAACTGTGCGTAAAGACTGCACTGATTTCGATAGACCGATTAAACCACGGATCTGCGATTCGTCAACAATCGTGCCAAAAAAAAAGGAGGGGGTGGAGGAATTCCCCCACCCTAGTCCACGGAAAGGCGTTTGCGTGAACTAAGCGAGCGCCTTAGTCCAAGTTGCTGGACTACCGATCGCCACGGAGGCGAAGCTCTCGGATGCGTTGCGCTGACCTGATGGCGTCCTGGGTGTAGATCGAAAGCGACCTCACCGCAACACTGGTGTCCGGGTAAGCGGGGTAGGTCACCACACTCACATCGTGGAGCTCCACGGCGAGAAGACTGCGCACCCTCTTGCCATCAACCAAGTCCCAAGCATCCTCGGAAGTCGTAAACGCAAAGCTCATCTGCGAGACATCACCCCGAGCCATGACTGCCATGAGGTCGGCAGCGTACTGGGTGTCTGGCGGGTCGATCGTGACTTTGAGTCCAGTGGCATCGCTCTCGAGTCTTAGCGTGCCCGAGACGGTGCGCCCGAGGATTAGACTCGGGTTGTGATCAATCAAGGCCCGCACATCGGGGTTGGAGTCGAGGGAGCGGGTAAATGCACCAGGGCGAACGAACTCTCGAAAGCCTCCTAGGTCTTCGCTTGAGAGATCATACTTGGCTGCATAGCCGATGATCTTCTGCGCTGCGACATCGACTCTGAGCTCGGCGCTGAACCTTCGTTCAATAGTATTAGTTTTCATCTTTGACCCCTTTCATGGTGTTGATCTTTTCGGAAACTGCTTCGGCAAGTTTCGCTGCGGTCACTGATCCGCTGAAGTCCAACCAAGTCGAGCGGAACTGATCGAGGTGGCGCTGGACATGGCCATCGAGGTCAGCGGTTAATTGAAACGCCTCGAGCACGGGTGAGTAGGCGCTCACGACGCGGGCCCGATGCTCGGCACAGAAGTGATCGAGCTTGGTGAGAAACTCTGCTGGTTTGTTTGCAAAGCGTTTAACGGCTGAACACTCCACATTTTGAAGGCGTTCACCTGCATCATCAAGGAGTCTCAGGATTATTGATTCGTGAGATCGGGTCGGAGTGTCCGCTGGAGGGTTTGGTAAGGTTGGTGGAGTTGGCACACTGTCGAGCCCGTTGAAGATTTGATCGACCACCGCTTGCGAGAGGAATGGGAACGAGGCAATTGCAATCGCCTTGGCCGATGCGATCGGGATGAGCTTCATGCCTACCTGAGTAACCAAGTCAACGAGACTGGTGATCTGTGCGCCGTTCAATGCGGTGCTGGCGACATCTGCCCCTGCTGCTGCTGCGGGTGCTGCGATCGCTGTCGGGTCTTGGGTCTCGGGTGTGGGTACTGCCATCAAACTTGGATCGGTTGCAGGCGCTGCCGTGGGTGCGGTGTTGATCGATTGCATATTCATGGGTTGCATATACACATCGCCACCCTCAATCGGGTTCATGTTTTCTTTTTCTCGGATCTCGTTGACCGACAACCAGCCCCAGTTGCGAGCGACCGAGTACGACTGATAACGGGCAGCGATCTCGCCCCGCAATTTCCCGTCTACATTGAACTCAAAAAAGAAAGTGCCTTTGTCTTTCGGCCTGATAATCTTGCGGTTAAGTTGCTGTTCCCAACGCACCAACCACGGGCGAAGCGTATCCACGACGAAGCTGATTTCCATCTGCTCGAGGGAGTTGTACGAAGTCTTGGAAAGATCCTTAAGTTTGTTCGGTGGTAGGTTAAACCAGCGGGCGATCTCGATGATTTGAAACTCTCTCGACTGAAGGAACTGAGAGTCATCGGGTGGCACGCCTATCGCTTCCCATTTAAGGCCCGCTTCCAAGAGGGCGACTCTGTGAGAGTTTGCACCACCGGCGTGAAGTTCCTCAAACGATCTGCGAAGGTTCTGTCTCGCTTCGGGTGAGAGTTGACCAGGAAAAGTTAACACGCCACCGGGCCGAGCACCTCTGCCGAAGTAGCCAGCACCGAACTGCTCAATAGCCATTGAGAGCCCGATCGACTGTCGGGCAAGGCCGATCACGCTGATGCCCGAGATACCATCGAACGACAGACCGGGGATGTGCAGCATATTGCCAGCGGTGATGAAAGACTTTCCCCGGTTGAGTTCGTAGTAAAGCTCACCCGAGTCGGTGCGCCTGGGCGTTACCATAGTCGGGTCGATCGGCCAGAGCTCGACCACATTGCCCTCGAGGTCACGCACGATTTCAGAGTAAGAATTCCCATGAAGCAACAAGTGCGCCATCGAAGCTTCACGCCATTGCAGCGAGCTCATCTCGGGGTTGGGTTCGTCATGAAGGAGCGTGTGCAGCGGGTTCGCTTTTGCGTGTGCCTTGCCACCACCCGGCAGGCGTTCGTAGTAGTTGAGCGGTAAGGATGATACCGACTCGGCAATGCAACGCACCGCAGCGTAAACCGCTGAGTAGGTGAGGGCAGTATCGGGTGTAACGCTGACGCCCGAGTCAGTCGATGCGCCCCCGAAGAGTTCATTCAAGCGAGGGTCTTTCAGGTTGCCACCCGAAAGGGAAAGCGCCCGAGAGATAAAGCCTTTTATGCGTTCAATCATAGTAGTGTTATTCCTTGGGTGTCGTATATGTTGGTTGCGTTTAAGCTGCTGACCTGCGCCCGTCCGAGTGCCATAATCGTTGCAACAATACCATCGATCTTCTCGACGGCTCGGCCCTTATGCATCTTGATGTTGCCTGCATTGTCTCTCTCCACCTGCACATTCGAGAACATCCAGCGGAGCACTGGGTTGCCATCGTGTGCGATCTTCTCAGAGAGAACCAAGACCTCAAGCTCTTTACTCGGTGCGGTCATCGCTGCGAAGCCTTGACCGAAGCCCACAAGCCAGTCGGGCCTGCCGTTGTTCTTGCCGAGCGTTTCGAGATCCTTACTGATCTGGTTAATGTTCCAGCGATCGACTGCGATCTCTTGGATGTTGTACTTTCGGGCCAGTCCATCAATGACCGCCACGACTGCCCTATAGTCGAGCGATCGCCCAGGCGTAGTCACGATCAGACCTTGGCGCTCCCAGTCATCGAGCCTGTGCTTGTTGTTGCGCTCTCGTTCTCTCGCTGCGTCCGCAGGTGCGAAGAAGGTCGGCAAGATCCAGTAGGGTTCGTTCGGTTCAATCGGCGGGAAGAGAAGCACGAAAGCTGTTAAGTCGAGGGTCGATGAAAGATCGAGACCGCCGAAACACATTCGACCGGATAGGTCAGGGAGATCGCGGGCGCATGAGTCCCAGCGCTCGAGCGAGATCCATCTCGTCTCCTGCGATGTCCACTGGTTCAAGTGTAATCTTCTGAAGGCGTTCTCTCGGGAAGGGTTGGCGCTGGCTTCAGCGACCGCCTTTACAAAATAGTCTTCCTTAACTGTGACCCCGTAGTTTGGATTCGCTTGCTTCCAAGTTGATTCAGACTTCCAGTCGCCTGTGCTGGTGTAGATTTTGCTGTAGAAAGTCGGGTCGTGAATGAGCTTATCGTTGACCCCTTCGGCATACTGGCGAAGCTCCCAGCATAAGCTCTGGCGATCATGCCCTGCGGTAGTCAATGCGAGCGTTAAAGGTTGCCTTCGGGCCCCGGTGCTGGTCGTTAGAACATCCCATAGCTCTCGGTTTGGCTGAGCATGAACCTCGTCAACGATCACGCCATGAGCATTGAGCCCGTGTTTGGTGAAGGCATCCGAGGAGAGCGATCGGTAGAAAGAGTTCGAGGCTTTGTGCTCGATGGTTTTGTTGCGGTAGATTCTGAGCATTGTTGAGAGGTTTGGGTTCTCTTCAATCATCTGGCAGGCTTGATCGAATACGATCGAGGCTTGATCTTTGTCACTCGCTGCCGAGTAGATCTCAGCACCCTCTTCACGATCAAGGCAGAGAAGAAACAAGGCGATGCCCGCTGCGAGTGTGCTCTTCCCGTTCTTTCTGGGCACCTCGAGGTAGGCGGTGCGGTACTGGCGCAGGCCATCCTTGCGAACTGTCCCGAACAATTCATTGAGGAACTGTCGTTGCCATTCAGCCAACACGAAGCCCGTGCCCGCCCACTCGCCTTTCGTATGGCGCAAGTGGTCACCAAAGAACCGAACGATCGGGTGATCTTTGGCGGGTGCAGGCTTCTTTTTCCTTGGCGCTCTTGTTGTTATTGGATAGCCCTCATGATATCGACAATGCCATCTTTGCCGCCGTTGGTTGACTGGAGGTTCGGTCTCGATGCAGGTGTCAGGCCGAACTGGCATTCCAACTTCAAGAGTTGGTCGTGCATTTTGCATGAGACCATATATGGCGGGGTCTCTTTGTAACCCTTGGGCCTCTCGTCATCACCCATGATTTCGATATGCGTCGGCGTTCCAGCGCTCAAAGAAGCTTCCGCATCGATCCATCGGACGAGACAAATCGCATAACGAGAAAGCGACGAGCCATCGATCTCGGTGAGCACGCCAACACGAAACAATGCCTCTGACATCTGGTCGAAGATAATCTTTTCACGAGGCCCAAGAAACTCAGGCGAGTCGAGTTGCGACGCGCTTGGCTTTGGTTCGCCGGTGCGTGTCTTCGCACGCCATGCGCCACGCATTTTTAAAATTGCTGTCGGTGTTTTTTTCGGGCCTGAAGGCATCACTACTCCTGAAACATCAAGAAAAAGGCTGTAACCGGTGAAAATCTGTGAACGCATATCACGCGAGGTACTTTGACCCCTCTTGAAACAAAACAGACGCCCCTCCCCTTTTTCGCTCCAAAAATGGTCATTTTTGAGGCCTCGCTGAAAGCTTGACGAAACCACCACCGACGCGGTCTTCATGCCATGTCTTCAATGCGTGGCACTTATGACATAGGGTCTGGAGGTTGTCGAGGGAGTCGGTGCCACCGTGGCTTTTAGCGGTGATGTGGTCAACATCGGTGGCAGGCGCTGCACATCGCACGCACAAGGGAGAGCGAGCGAAGGCAAGCTTCCTGAGTTGCTTCCATTGATGACCGTAGCCACGACGGGAAGGCGAGAGCCTAGGTGCTCGGCACCCAGGCGCATCGTGGAACCTGACCTCATGCCTCGGGGGCTTATGCGATCTCATGGCTGCTCCGGGAAGGTGTTGTACTCGGTGTGCGAGTTCGACCTAGTCATCTCGGTAGTGATCCACCAGCCACCAAGTGGCCGAGCTGCGGCACCTCTTGAGATGTGCCACCCGCAGTCTAATTCTTGTTTGTAAGATCCGCAGCGAACGAACCATTGATCGGTAGTCTCGATGTTTCCTTTACCGCTGACGCTGGTGATGACATTGTGATCGGTGTTGCGCCTGTGTATGTGGCCAGAGATGAAGACATCAGCCTGCCATTGTGATCGGGTTGCCTGATGTTGCGGGATGCCTCGACCGCTTTCACCGCCGCCGCCATAGCCGTGGTGTAGAAAGATGCGCTTGGTTCGCACATCGGCCTTGCCTGTTGTTCTATCGTTTTTTTGTAGGAGGTAGCACCAGTCCTCACCGTAGATAACGGGAGAGTTGTATTGGGTTCTCAGTGAGTGGGTGAGTCTATCGATCAGGTCGATCTCGTTTCTCTTGATAACTGCCGCTTCATGATTACCAGGCGTAATCAGGCATAGGATAGAGGCGTAAGGCTTGAACCATTCGAGTGCTGTGCTGCTAATCAAATCAAAGTAATTGCTTCCACGGTGCTCGGGTCGCAGCGTCTTCGGGTCGGCGCGGGGGTCATATTTTCCCTGCATCACATCGAAGAGATCGCCCACGATTACGACGGGAGCGTTCTCTGCGAGTGCATAATCCAAATGCTTTTTCAAGAAGGCTCGGTCGCAGTGCGCTGAGTCCCAGTGGAGATCGGTCAAAGCGAGAAATCGGAAGCGGCTTCCCGATTTCGGAAAGCTCACTCGGAGTTCATGGACTCGATCTGTAATCGTGCCACAAGACCAACGCTGTTTTGGCTTTGCCAAATGCGGTCTCCTAAAAAAACTATTCAACATTGTGTGCGTCTAAGGTAAACAACGCAAATCGCTCGCACTTTTGCTTGGGTCGGGGGATGATAAGAGGTGGTGATGCGTCGCACAAACTTAGTATTGTCATCATGCAGGTAACCTTTGTTTACGAGCATATCGATCACCGCTTTGTTGGTGTTGTCGAGATCCCTGCGGTGCGTCCAACCCTCGCCACCATGTATCTCGATTAAGATCTCTGCAAGTCCTTCGAGAGCTTTGCCTCTCGGTATCAAGATCGCTACCTCGGCGAGCCATGCCATATAGCACCTCGCCTTGTAGAACTTGCCACGCCGACCCGAGGCGCGGAAGAGTTGGTTCGTTGAGGGTGGTATCGGAACCTCGAGCCTCACGGTCTGGCTTTTATTTTCTGTAATAAAACCTCCGCATCTTTTCTTACGCCGAGGTTGTAGCTCTTCCAATGCTTGAGGTGTCCGAGCATGATGTGGCAGTTACCACCCGTCTCGCACAAGGTCAGGAGGTTACTGGGTTCGAGTTCGAGATTCGGGAAGAGGTGGAACGGGTGAATATGGTGCACCTCAAGCTTGTCTCTGGTGCCACACGCTGCGCAAGTCGGGTTCCTCTTCAGGTGCGCACCTCGCACCGCTGACCATCTCGGAGAGCGGGAGGGCAACCCGGCAAAGTATTCGGTGATTGTTTTCACGATGCTCATGGTCGCTCCTCCAGTCGTGACACAATCGTCAGGTAGCCGATCGCATCAACGAGGTTGTCCCGTTTGTGGGTGTTGCTCTGCCTGACGATCTTAAGTGCTGCCATCAACAATCCCACATCGCTCGCACTTACCCGCTGGCCCGGTGCGAGTTTCCCGCGGAGGAGGGTTGTCCAGATCTCAGCGATCTGGGTGAAGCTCTCACGCGGGTCGCCGTAGTTGATGCCTCGCTCCGAGATGATGCCGTCAACCTGGGCGAGAATGTCCTGGCTATTTGTCTCCATGTTTTGCCATCTCCCGTTCGTAGGTTGCTTTGTCATCGAGCATCGTTGCGATTTGATCTTCGAGGTATTCGACCCGTTCGCGTCTCGAGGCCTCTAGGCGGTCGTTGGTTGCGATCTTGTCTTTAAGACGCTTAATGACCCTACGATAGTTCTCGCCCGCAATACGGGCCCCGTGTGCGGCCCTGAGTGCGGTTGTGGTTAGCCCGGTCGCACGCACCGCGCAGAAGCGGCACGCATACGCCTTAGAACCTCGTCCTATGGGGTAGCCACCACGGGTGATCGACTTCCCGCACTGCTTGCAAAGATTAGACATTGTGATTCGGTTCCCCTCTATAGAGAGAAGAACTACAGAACTGAATCCATAAGTATATGATACTCTTAGAGTTAAAGCACTCTAAGAGGATATCTAAGACGAGTTTACGAGTCTTACCTCTTAGGAACTGATTCAGTTCTGTAGTTCTTCTGTATAAGAAGGGAACTGAATAGGGAATTGAATCGCTTGCCATTATCTATATCTCCTAAGTTGTCTAGTGTTAAAGGAAACAGCGCACTGAAGGGCCGCTTCATGCGCTGTTTGTTAGGTGGTCGTTTGTTCATGATCACGAAGCTGGTTTCGTGATCATCGGGGGTTAGTTCTCTCGTGAGGCGAAAGCCGCCTGGGCGTCAATCGTATCGAATGCCCGGCGCGAAGCTGCTGCGTTTGCACTCATGCAGGAGAGGATCGGTTGGTCATTATCTTCGGTAGTCACTGCATGAATTACCAAGGAGTAGACACCGCTCATTTGCACCAAGATGATGTTGCTCCTGTACTTCACCCAGAACGGATGCAGGGCTCCGAAGTGAACTATGTTTGAATGTCGGCTCCCTTGCACGAAAGAGTGGGTCGGACTGTCCTCTATGAACTTGATCATGAAAGTCTTAGACTTCATCTTGTTGAAAGCTTTTAACACCTTGTCTCCGGGTTGGTGCCTTGTCACTACTTTTCTTTCTCGGTTTGGGTCTTCGTGATTTGGTAGGACTTTACCTATCCCGATATTCCTTGGGGGGTTTCTTTTCTCTAAGATATTTTCAATCTCTAGGAACCCTTGAGTAATGTTCTCGGATATTTCCATAACCTGTTGGGTTTGAAGTTCGATCGAATCTTCAGAGTTAACATCCTTCAAAAGCGCTTCAAGTTCAGGGTTCGTATCAAAGATGTATTCGCATAGATCTTCTATCTCGCTCAAGCTGTTCTTGTGTTTTGTTAGCTCCCACTTTGATTCGCCTTCGTTCTCGATTAGCTCTATCATTCCGTAGAAGCGGTAGGCCGACAGATCTCCCATGCCGTAAGCCGCAGATTCTTTAATGATCCTGTGCTTAAAAGCTATAGTCCAACCACCACTAGAGATCATTCCTTTAGGCTTGATCCCGCCGTACCACCTAAACTTTTTATTATCGAACTCGCACTCGCCACTCAATTCATTTTCAACCACGACTGGTGGCACTGGCTTCAACTGCGCCCCGTTAACAATGATTACTTTCCCTGCCTTTAAAGCTGGAGAAAACAACGCTTCTAGCTTCCTCATTAGGACGCTAGTCTTGCAGTATTCTTTTCTAAGGTTCTTGATTTTGATGGTAGTGCCTACGATCGAGTCATCAACACTGACCGGGTCTTCAGCAAAGGCTTTCCAGTTATTGCTTCTTTCCATCTGCTCAAAATCAACCATCATCTTCTGTTGGATTTTGTTGCGGGTGGAGGTTATTTCAACCATAGAGCCAAAGGATAAGATTGCGTCTTTGCCACCTACTCCGTACCGTCCGCTTGTGCTTCGCCCTTCGTTGTTATGCGATCCAATCTTTACGATGGACTTGATGTCTGATGTGCCCAAACCGTCATCAACAACCGTAAGGGTCTTGGCGCTAGAGCTGAAGTCAAAGCTGACGAAACTAGCCTCAGCATCAAAGGCGTTGTCGATAAGTTCGGCGCACGCACTCTCCGGGCTCATGTCAGTGTTTCTCATGGATTTTAACGCATGGGGTTCTGGTGTTAAATCTATTTCTACAATCATTTGCGTAACTCCTTTTTTAATAAATCTATGTTTGCGTTTATTGCTAGCTCCAACAATCGTATTGAAGCGTATTCAACTGCCATGTACTCAGCCATGCCTTGGGTGACATGGTATAGGGCCAGTTCGAGTTGTAAGTCCCTGGACCTTTCTTTCTTCTTTGGCTTGGGTGCGACATCCTTAAGCTTCACCTCGCCTGAGCTAACCTTGGCGATCGTGTCCTTGGGAAGATTGCCCGCCTCAACGGCCTTTGCTACCGCAACACCCTGCGCCGCCTTGTGGTGGCTTGACTTAGCCTGCTTGGCTATCTGCCCTACGGTTGATTGCTCGTTCTTTTGTTTTACATCCCTTAGAGACGGTGAACACGTTTTCGTGTTCACCGTGCTTTCGCCCGTTGTCTCAGGTGGATATGAAACCGTATCCACCTGAGCTTTAGGTATGCCACCTGGGTTCGGGCTAACGCCTGGCTTAAATTGCGTAGCAGCTTGCTTGGCTTTCTTTTCTTCAGCGATCATAGGCCACACTTGAAGGGTTATGCCGACTGTTTGATCTGGGGTTAAATTCCTGCGGTGAACATTGCAGTCGAAGATGTACTCGGAAACGCTCTCCACTTCTGGCCCGAGTTCTTTAACTGGGAGATCCAGTGTGCAACCTTCCTTGCGTAATCGGGTAACGGCTCGGAGTCTGTTCCTTCCGTCAATCAGCATTCCTTTTGAAACAACTATCGCCTGCAACACTCCAAGCGTCTTGATTGAGAACACTAGATCTTCAAAGTCTTCCCCTTCAATCAAAGGGAATAGACTCGCAGCAGGATGAACCTTGTAACCACCTATGACCTCAAGAGGTAAATCTGTTTCCATTAGTTTGTCTCATGTTTGTTTTAAAATGCGCCCGACACATTGCCAGGCGCAGAGGTGGTCACATCTAGAACGGCAACAGGTAATCCCTTGCAGGCACATACGATTTTTTCACCGTGTCGTAGACCACAGCATTCGCCCAGGTTGGATTGCTTAGTTCCGCGTAAGCGAGGTCATAATCCCAGAAGGTTCCCTGCTCGACGCCATCACGGGAAACGAAAACCTTCTTGGCTTTATCTTCTGCCACGGGTGCCGCGATCACTGGAGCGGGCTTCGCTGCCGGAGCTCCGGGAGGAGGAGGAGGTGTCATCGCTGGTGCTGCCATCAAGGGTGCACACATGATGACTTTTGTCTTCATGCCATCAGCACTTGGCCCAACAGTGATAGAGAACTTCTTCCCGACAAAGTTGTCTGGGTCGATGTCTTCGCCGTTGATGAGGGGCCTGCCGAGAAGCTCCCGCACCAGCTTGCCGAAGTTATTCGACATCGTGAGCTTAGTGGGTGTCCACCTCGAGGTAGTCTTGCGAGCGTGTACGCCTTCCGCAATCTCAAACTCCCAAGCGTAGCTGGTGCCACTGTCGGGAAACTTCGCACTGGGTTGCATCTCTTTGTAGCCGAGCAACTTCGCTGCATAGGTGCCGGTTGGCACGCTGAACTGATCCGTTGAATCACAAACTTTGACCATCGCCATGAGTAAAATCTCCAAGGTTATTCTGAGTAGGTTGTTGAACAGTTACGATTCTGAACTTCTTTTTGCTGCCCCGCGTTCCCGTGCCGGTGGTTTCGACTTCGCCACCTTCCACAAGGTCGTCGAGTTGCTTGATCACCTTCTGTCGATTCTGACCTGATGCCATCTGAACCATGTCGAGTGTCATCCACTCGATAGGGCTCAGCGAATCAATGATAGAAAGCTTCCTCGACTCAAAGTCTAGGTCGTCCTTCTGTCCGAGGCAGACCAGATCGCCGTCGATATAATCGATGACCATTTCGCCGGGGGTGATTTCGTTAAACCTCCCCGTGCCAGTTAATACGCGTTTCGTTTTCGACTTAGCCCCAAACCCTCCCGCTTCAAAGGTGTACTCAAGAAGGATGTCTGCAAGCGCCGACGAGGCACCCGATCCCCTTGAGCCTGTGAAGTTATCGCCACCACCTTTACGCATATGGTGCACTGCGAGGACAGATCTCCCGCTGTCCTTAACCACGGCCTTGATGGCGTTGACGGCAGCGCCAACCTCCGAGGCCGAGTTCTCATCCTTGACCGGCCACATCTGCGCCATCGTGTCGATGACCAGAACATCAAAGCCATCCTTCTCCATGATGTTTCTTACCTTGCCGAGGAAGTCTTCCCACTGTTGGAGTGAGGGTGTGCGGGTGAAGGGCATGAGGAAGAAACCGTGGTTGCGTTTCTCTAAGCCATACTTGAGCACTCGCCCTTCCCATGTCGCTGGGCCTTCCTCCGAGCAATAGAGTGCCCGTGCCTTCGTGATCTTCTGCCCGAGGTAGTTGTCGTGTTGTTCCCATGAACGAAGGAGCCCGCTGATGAGTGTGGTCTTACCGACTTTCCAGAGTGCGCTGATCAGGGTGATGCAACCTGGGTAAAGGTAGCCGTGCCAGTGCCAGTCGCCTGTCGGGTTCTGTGCCTTGATCTCTTCAGCGAACAAGTACTCTCGCCCCGTGTTCGTGTCCACGACTTCCGGTGTCCATGTCTCGATGATGGGCGCCTTCGCCTTATGCAAGAAGTTCAACTCAACTTCAGGTTCGCCAAACCCTGCACCCGCAAGAGCTCTGGTCGCTGCGGTGAAGTTACCGTCATGGCTTAGTAGGGTGTAGGCAGCAAACTTGCTGTAGGCCTTGGCTTCTTGAAAGGGTGCAGCGTTCGATGAGAAGACATAGAGCATATCGCCAGAGCCATCGGTGCGGCAGTGCCCAGTCGTGCCTGAGATGCCATCATCCTTACCAGCCCTGCGCCAATAGATTTTATCCTGACCGATGCGGGAGATCTCCCAGCCTGCACCCTGCAAGATGGTTGCCCAGTCGGCTCGCTCGTTGTAGTCATCGCCGGGGCGCTTGCGGTTGTCTCTGATTTCGCCCGCTTGTATCGGTAGTGTAAACTTCTCTGGAAACTTTCCGACATTTTGTATCGTTGCGACGGTGACCATTAGATCGAAGTCATCCGAGTCCACAGGCAGAGCGGGTGCAGGTAGATCAAGCAGCGAATTGTTTTCCCACCTATAGAGAAGCCCAGTCGGGTGGCACTCCTCCGTTGAGCCCGGTGCCAGGACATAACCATTCGATCCCTTGATCTCGATGAGTGTCTTGCCCTCGGTGGACTTGGCCAATTTCAAGTTCTTTCTTTGCACACCAAAGCAGTAGATGTGCCGCCCGCCATTCGGGGTGACTACGATAGGGCATGAATCAAGAGCATACAGCAAGCCTTCTTGCTGGCAGTCTTGGCGGTACTGGGCGTAAGCGTCACCGGTTTCGATGTCGATGACCGCAAGATCGTTAGACAAGATCCCGCCCACGATAGCCACACCGTTGCGAGTTCCTTCTGGCCACCACGCATTGACCTGTGCATCGGTTGCCCGTGCTCCCGTCATGAAGGGCAACCACGACCCGACTACGGTTGCCGGGCCTTTGCTTCCGTTGGGTGCGATTGCAATAACCGAGAGACCCATTGCCAGATATTTAAGGGCGCATTCTTTAGCGGTCATTTCATGAGCTCCAGTTCTTTCATGAGTCGCTCGAGCGTCTCTTTGACTTCCTTCATGAGGTTGCCGGTCTCATCCCACTTGTCGATGTTGTCGAACTCTGCCTTGCTGTGGAGGGTTTCCCAGCGCTTATCGATCCGCATGGCGGTGCCCTGTCTCGTCAGGTTGTAATGATTTTCGCCTTTGAGTAGTGTCCACATCTCGAGGAAGGTAAGCTCACGATCGGGCCAGAGTGATTGCTCTTGCTGTAGCCACCAGCGGCCATCACTGAGGTAGACCACATACGGCTTGCCTATGTCGGTCTTGCCCTGCCTAGTGCAGAGTTGCGAGATGATCGTCACCCGTGGTTTCGTTTCGGGAAGGTTCATGCTTGTCTCCTTTTCTGTTTCTTTACAGGCTCTTCAATCATCGATAAGTTTTTAAAAGGTGACGCCCACAATGATTCGAGCTGGGCATTGTCAGCCTTAAGCTTCTCGTT